TGAAGAGATTGCAATATTTACAAAAAGAGTTTTAAACAACGTAGTAGATGCTGCAGGCAATAGACCAGACAGCCCTAGGTTCGATAGATTCACTGCAAGATTTATTGACGAAGTTCAAGATTTTGCTAAAGGCGGACTGGCTAAGATCCTGGAGGTGTAATGAGCAAACCTTATAAGTTTGTAAAAGGCGAACCTTTTATTAAATATAACGGAACAAGCTATCTTGTTACTAGAAGTGTAATGAGAGATGGAAAAACAACTCAACAATACCAGGGTAAAATAAAAAGTTTAACAGAGGCAAAAAAAGTTAGAGCTAGGTTTATAAAAGAAATACCTGTTCAAACCGTAGCAGAAAGTAATATTAAAAGAAGAGGAGCAACAAAAATTGATATTAAAGAATTAAACAAATCTGCTAGATTTTTTTATAAAAGAGGAGAGGTTAGTTCACCTTATTATAGTGAGTTACCTGTAGGAGCAGAGAGAAAAAAAATATACGACAACGTTCGAAAAGGCGCTACTCCAGGAAAATTTAGTAAAGAAACTATATATACTCCACTTAAAACATCCCAACAAAATAAAATTTTAAAATTTTTTCCTGACGCAGATTTTGATACATACAAATTTGGTTTTAACCCTAAACAAGACACACAAAATTATAATGCAGTATCTGAATTTGCTAAAAGAGGATACAAACCTGCATATTACAATGTTCCGGATCTTCCTAAAAAAACACAAAATTTAATTATTGAGGCTTTTGGAAAACAAGCAGAAGAAGCGGGAACACCTTTAAGTTTTGGAAAAGGTAGAAAATTTGGAATTACAGCTGGAGAAAATAATTTTTTAAGACAACGAATTGCTAACTTTATACAAAACACCGGCAAGACTTATCCTTACGCTTTTAGTTTTGCTGATTATCCACAAAACTGGATTATTCAACAAATGGAGAGAGCATCAAAAAATAATCCAAACTATGATGTTATAAAAAATACAGATGGTAAAATAATTGGAGCTATAGAAGATGGTGTTGAATATTATCACGCTGCTTCAAAAATTGGTAATACAATAACCAACCACCCTGAGGCAGGGAAAATATCTAAGATAGTGGATATCGCTAAAAAAGCAAAATCCTCTGTTCCTGTTTCTTTATCTAAAATGTTACCAAAAGGATTTGATACAAACTTAATACAAGGTAATCAAGGTTACTCTGATTTATTAAGATGGTTAGATAATTCTGAAGGACGAAGGGTTGTTCAAAACGCAATTCAACTTCATCACGCTGGAAAAGGTGCAGTTACAGGATCACCTGCATTAGCTAAAGATATTCAATTATTAACATTCAATGATAATTTAAGAGCAGAATCTATTAGAACACAAATTTTAAATAATGATTTATCTGGTGTCCAAGAATTAAAAGATAAAGGTATTAGATTAAATGTTGGAGGAAAAGAATACGGAGCAGGTTTTGAAACACCTGAAGCTGGATTAAGAAGAATTGAAAAACAAGCAGGTGTAAAATTAACTGAAAGATTAAAACTAGATCCAAAACTTTCTAGTTTTGAAGAATTCTTAAAACAAAAACCGATAGGAGCAGTTGGAACCTTACTAGAATCCGTAGCTAGTTTAAAACCAGGGACGAAAGCTTATAAAACAATTTGCACGCTTACAAAAGCTGATGGTGGATCTGTTCAAGATTGTGTCAACAGAGTTGCACAAGAGCCAGAAAAATTTGCAAACAAATTTAAAAATCTTACAGCTGAAAGTGGACCACTTGCAAAAGTTAAAAACGCATCATTAAGATTTTTACAAAGCCCTCTTGCTAGAGGAGCCGGTAGGTTTGGTGCACTAGCTGCAGCAGGTGCAGCAACAGCAGGTCTTGTTAAAAAATTTATGAACGACGATCCAGAAACTTATTTATCAAACGAAGACCAACAAAAAAATTTATTGATAGATATGGTGACAGGATCATTAGATGACACACCACAAAAAAGACCTGACATATTAGATTATCAATTACCAGCATTAGGTGCTGCCGGTGTAGCTGGAACTGCAGCTGTTGCACCATCAACAATTGAAGCGAGTAGATCTGGTGCATTAGGTGCAGAGAAAAGAGGAATAGCTAGAACTGCTGGTAGAACTTTATTAAGAGGACTAGGTGCTCTTGGAACTCCTGCAGGTTTACTTGCAACTGAACCATTATTTTTAGCAGGTCAAGTTCAACAAGGAGATTCGTTAGCTGAGATTGCAACTGATCCTTTAAATTATTTAGGAGCTGCGTTTGTAGGTCCTGTATCTGATTATGCAACAAGAGGATTAAATCCTTTAGTTGCAAAAACCATGAGACTTGGAATTAGTCCAACTGTATTAAAAACTGTATCAAGAAGATTTGGTTTACCTGGATTAGCGTTATCACTGGGTATCAGTGGATATGAAACATTTGATGATTACAGAAACAAAAGAGGTATGTTTAGTGAAGAATAAAACTCTTGTGATAAATATGCAACACGTTAAGTTCAAAGCAATACCACCTTTAAAAGGACCTGATCCACAAGGGTTGAATGTTCCCACAAAACAAGTTAAAACCATAGAGAACTCGGAGAAAATAAATGGCAGATATAGACAAAGCTCTTCCAAACGTAGAGACTGAAATTAAAGTACCTGGCGAAGAAGAAATCGCAGTTGCTGAACAAGAAACTATTCAAGAACAAGTTGGTCCTGAAGACGTACAAATAACTCAAGAAGAAGACGGTGGAGCTACAATTAGTTTTGATCCAGAAGCAGTTAACCAACCTGGAACTAATTCACATTTCGATAACTTAGCAGAACTTTTACCTGAAGATGTTTTAGGTAAACTAGGTTCTGATCTTGCTGCAGATTACGAACAATATAAATCTTCTAGAAAAGATTGGGAAGATACTTACACAAAAGGTTTAGATCTTTTAGGATTTAAATATGAAAACCCAACACAACCGTTTCAAGGTGCATCAGGTGCAACACACCCAGTATTAGCCGAAGCTGTTACACAGTTTCAAGCGCAAGCATATAAAGAATTATTACCTGCATCAGGTCCTGTACATACAAGAATAATAGGACTTGCTGACAGAGCGAGAGAAGAACAATCTACTCGTGTAAAAGAATTCATGAACTATCAGCTCATGGACGTGATGAAGGAGTATGAACCCGAGTTCGATCAAATGCTTTTTTATCTCCCTCTTGCCGGCTCTGCGTTCAAGAAAGTTTATTACGATGAACTTCTTGGCAGAGCCGTTTCTAAATTTGTACCTGCAGATGATTTGGTAGTGCCATACACTGCAACATCTTTAGAAGATGCTGATTCAGTTATTCATGTAATTAAGATGTCTGAGAATGAACTTAGAAAAAAACAAGTATCAGGTTTTTACAAAGATATAGAACTAACACCTGGTTATAATCAAGAATCAGAAGTAGAGAAAAAAGAAAGAGAATTAGAAGGAGTCCGAAAAACTAGAGATGAAAGTATTTTTACAATTTTAGAAATACACCAAGATTTAGATATCGAAGGTTTTGAAGATAAAGACTCAACAGGAGAACCAACTGGAATTAAACTTCCATACATTGTAACTCTTGAAATGGGTAGCAGACAGATATTATCGATTAGAAGAAACTATCAACCTGAAGATCCACAAAAACTTAAAATAGATTATTTTGTGCATTTTAAATTTTTACCTGGAATGGGTTTTTATGGTTTCGGATTAATTCATATGATCGGTGGTTTATCTAGAACTGCAACCACTGCCTTACGTCAATTGTTAGACGCAGGGACTTTAAGTAACTTACCGGCAGGATTCAAACAAAGAGGAATCCGTGTCAGAGATGAAGCTCAAGCTATACAGCCTGGCGAATTTAGAGATGTCGATGCACCTGGTGGAAGTATCAGAGATGCATTTATGCCTTTACCATTTAAAGAACCATCAGCAACATTATTACAGTTGATGGGTATAGTAGTAAATGCAGGACAACGATTTGCCGCCATAGCTGACATGCAGGTCGGTGACGGCAACCAACAGGCAGCTGTTGGAACGACCATAGCCCTCTTAGAGCGTGGCTCCAGGGTCATGTCAGCCATACACAAAAGATTGTATGTGGCAATGAAATGTGAGTTTCAATTATTGGCTGGAGTTTACAAAACTTATCTTCCACAAGAATATCCGTATGATGTTGTTGGTGGACAAAGAAATATTAAGGTCATGGACTTTGATGACAAGGTAGATATTATACCTGTAGCTGATCCAAATATATTTTCACAATCACAAAGAATTAGTTTAGCACAAACAGAATTACAATTAGCAATGTCAAATCCACAAATGCATAATATGTATGAAGCGTTTTATTCAATGTACACAGCGATAGGTGTAAAAAACATAGATAAAATTTTACCACCACCTCAACAACCAACTCCGTTAGATCCTGCAGCAGAAAATATTCTTGCAATGTCAGGTAAACCTTTTCAAGCATTCAAAGGACAGGATCACAGAGCGCATATTACAACTCACTTAAACTTCATGGCTACTAATATAGCAAGAAATGCGCCACCGGTTATGGCTGCATTAGAAAAAAATATTTTTGAACACATTTCTTTAATGGCACAAGAGCAATTAGAGGTAGAATTTAGAGAAGAGATTATGCAATTAACACAAATGCAACAAATGGCACAACAAAATCCTATGTTGCAACAAGATCCTCAGTATCAACAACAGATCATGAGCATGTCAATCAATCTTGAGTCTAGAAAAGCAAAACTAATTGCAGAAATGACACAAGAATTTAAAGAAGAAGAGAACAGAATCATGGGTGGTTTTGGAAATGACCCTGTTGCGCAGCTAAAATCAAGAGAATTAGACCTTAGAGCTATGAATGATGCTGCAAAACGTGACCAAGATCAAGAAAAAATTAATTTAGATCGTTCAAAACAACTAATGGGACAACAACAGTTTGATGAAAAGCTTGCACAAAACGAAGAATTAGCAGAATTAAGAGCAAATACCTCGTTAACAAAGCAAGCAATGTCTCAATCAGCTAAAATGGAGAACGATTTAATGAAAATGGCTGATGTAGAGATCTTGAAAGGCCCAAAAAGATAATATAAGGAGAAACTATGGAAAAAAATAATAAAAAAAACGGAAAACAGTCTCCAGAGTTAGGTGCAGGTAAGGACGGAATGCAAAAAGGTGGCGTAGTCATCCAAGCAACTGATCCTTTTACATCTCAAACTGTGGAAGTTAAAGGTACTCGAAGAATGAGACCTGATAAGAAGCCTGTAAAAGCAACTTGGTATTAAATCATGTGGTTATCGGCAATTAAACTAGCCGTCTCTGCTGGAAGTAAGATTTATGCTAACAAGCAGAGGGCAAAAGTAGCTATGTCTGATGCACAGTTGCTGCATGCAGAACGTCAAGCCCGAGGTGAGGAAGCTTACCAGGGTAAATTGTTAGAGGCACGTCAAAATGATTACAAAGACGAGTTCGTTCTTGTGATTTTGTCAGCGCCCATAATTGTGCTCGCGTGGGGGGTCTTCTCAGACGATCCGGTAGCTCTAGATAAAGTAAAAATTTTCTTTGAGCATTTCGCAGCACTGCCGACATGGTTCAGTTCACTCTGGATCCTTGTAGTTGGTTCAATATTTGGTATAAAGGGTACACAAATATTTAGGAACGGTAAAAAATAATGAGTAAAAAATCTAGAAGAAGAAATAGAAGAATTCTAAAAGCGCTCGGTGCCGGCCTTGCACTTGCAGGGTTAGGTGGTGCATTTAAAAAAAATACAAGAGGATCTAGAGATGCAGGCGCAGTCAAAGCATTGACAAGTGATGCAGCTTACAAAATTCCAGAATCAAATGAATTTAAAGAAAAAGTTTATCAAGACGCTATACTGAGAGGTGGCGTTGGTGTTAAACCTGGAAAACTTAGGTTTGGTCAAGTTGTAGATAAAAAAGGTGACATAAAAACAATAAAACCTTTTGAATCTGCAGGTTTAACTTTTGGTGGTGTAAAAACTAACAAGACTAAAACACAACGTGCTGTAGATCTTGCAAATAAAGAAATGTCACAAGGTAAGTTACCTCCTCAATTAAGAATTCCAGGAAGAACAAATATAACAACTAAACAAGGTGAAAATAGAAGAGCGATTAAAAACGCTTTAAGTAACGTTAAAAATTTTTTTACGCCTAACGAAGCCTCTAAAAACTTTGGTCTAGGTATTTACGACATGAAAGATGGCGGAAGAGTTAAAAAAAGAAAAGGAGCTGCAAAACGTGGCTTCGGAAGAGCATTTAAAGGAGGAAAATAAAATGGCAAACCCAAACTATAATAAACAAACTACACAACCTAGAACTAAGCTAATGGGTGGTGGTACAGCTAGAAGAGATATGAGATCTGGTTATTATCCATCAGACATGGGCATGGCAGGTGGTGCTATGATGAAAAAAGGTGGTCGTGTTAAGAAAAAGAAACAAGGCTACAAAGATAGAAAAGATGAGTCCATTGCTATGAGAATCAAAAAGAAAAGAACTAAGAAGCAATTAAAAGCTTCTAGAGATGAGTCTTATGGTAAATTTGGATCTAAAGCTAAAAAATCTGGAAAAATAAATAAATAAGGAAAGTTATGACAAAACCAATACCAGCAGGTAAAAAAGGAAAAGGAATAAGAAAATTAAAAAAAGTAGCGCCTCAAGTTGCAAAAAGAATGGGCTACA